TTAGTAATTCTGCCGGTGAATTTATGGTCGAGTTTGGATGGGCGCAGTAGATACCTATGCTTACAGTGACTCGGCCTTTCGGGCTTTTCTCATGAGGGATGTTAAGGTGTTTAAGCGTTTCTGAAATTTTCTTCGCGACCTCATAGGTACCGACCTCATCGGTGCTCGGGAGCAATATGACCATTTCTTCGCCACCAAAGCGGCTTGCGAAGTCACTTGGGCGTCGTACAGAATTTTTTATGCATTCGCTTACGGCCTTTATGCAAACGTCGCCTGCAATATGTCCGTAATGGTCGTTATATTTTTTGAAGTGATCAATGTCTAGCATTATGAGGCCGAGAGGACTATTAGACCTCTGTGCTCGACTAATTTCTATAGGTAATGTTTGGTCTAGAGATCGACGGTTTTTAAGGCCAGTTAAAGCGTCTTCACTAGCAAGCGTTTCTAGAGCTCTAAGAGCCGTTTTTAGCTTATTTTCCGTTTTGCTGGTGATCTTGATTTGATAGAAAAGCAACGTGCTGAATATTATCAGTACAATCGCTATTGCTGTTGTAAGAATTAGAAGGCGGATAAGGCCATGACGCCACTGCGCCAAAATTCCATCCATGGAAAGCCCTGCTTGGACTACTAGGGGGTAACGGCTTAGCTGTCTATAGCTATTTATCCGCTCCACTCCGTCCACTATCGATCTGATACGTGCGGTACCAATCGGGCTTAGAGGTAGATATTTCGAGAAGATGTCCCCTTTTGAAATATTTGTTCCAACGGTCTTTTCGTCGAAAGGTCGGCGAGTTAATACGGTTCCGTCTCTTAGCGCAACGGCAAAAATATCGCTTCCGTCCAGTTTAAAACTCGAATAAAAGTCATTAAAATATTTGACGTGCAGCGTTGTTAAAAACACACCTGCGAACGATCCGTCTGGCCTGTCTATTCGCCTGGATATGGGTATTACGAGCTCCCCCGTAGAGCGGCTTTTGATGACTTGGCCTATATGCATGCTCCGATCTTTATGGGTTTTGTGATAGATGAAGTATTCTCTGTCAGAGTTGTTGGCATTTGGCGGGATGGTGGTTTTATCTGTTACTACCCAGCGGCCTTCACTATCATAAATAAATATTCCATGTATTTGATGCATTATGCTGGCTTGGCCCAGAAAGACTTTTCGTAAGCGCTCGACATCAATGTTATCTATGCCATACCATTCCGCGCGCTCCACCATTCCTCCTGAAAATGCTTCGATTTCTTTAATAGCGTCTTCAGCATGTTGCGCTGCAGATAAGACAAGGTTAGAGGTGTATTCCTCCGCGTCTTCGATCTGCATTTGATAGTCGCGTATCGATTGCCAGGTGATCAGCCCTGCCAAAAGCAAAAGCACTGCAGTGATGAATATGGCCGCGATGAGCTTTAGGTGTCTAGGCGAGGGATCAAGCGGTTCAATTGGCTTAGCGACATCGATAGGCATTGGGGTTGGCACTTTTCCAGACAGAGTGAGTGTCTTCAGGTATCGCTGGCTAACATAGCACTATCAGACGGGAGCTTTCGTCCATTCCTGATAAGGGATACCTGTTGCAGTTGTCTCTGTTGCGTACGAAGGCGCGCTTTCTAAGATCTGCTTGAGGTGGGCCTGGTTGTTGCCTGGGAGTTGGTAGATTTATACCGAACGCTCTACAACGAGGGCTCAAGCCGATTTAGACGGCTCAGAGGTTATGTTTGGGCGTCTCGTAGCTTGCGCCATTCCCGCTCCACCGCCCGCTTCGCCGTAGCCTTGGTGGCGTACAGGTGCCTGAGCCGCCGCGGCTTGCTCTGGTCGCCCTCGGTGAGGGTGTGCTCCTTGCCGGTCTTGGGATCACGGTAGTAGGCGATGATGCCGGTGTAGTCGCCCTGGATCTCGTCGACCAGGTCGGCGACCAGATCTTCCGGCAGCTTGGCTTCCAGCTCCAGACGCGTGGTGTAGCCGCCGTCCGCGGTGAGGCTGTGCTGCACGTTCCCCCCGTACCAGATGATGGCGTCGATCTCGGCCTTCACGCCCTGCAGGGTGTAGGTGAGTTCGGGCATGAACTCAGGGCGGCCCAGGGCAAGCTGGTAGGTGAGGGTGGCGGTACCGCGCTGCAGGCGGTTCCACTCGGCCCGGGCGGCGCGCAGCGCGGAGAGCTCGTCGGTGTAGGTGTGGCGCAGGTCCTTCACGTTCTCGCCGCCGCCGGCGATGGCCTCCTGCTTCTTGGCGCTGTTGACATCGTAGTAGAAGGCGCGCACGGCGTCGTAGCTCTCGCGGTCGGCCTGCAGGTAGCTGTGCTGGTCGCCGTCCTTGCGGGTGAGGGTGACGTGGCCCAGGTCGGCGCCGCTGACCGCCTTGCCGCCGCCGGCCGGGAGGAACAGCAGGCGGCCCGCTTTCACGGTGGCCACCGCGTCGTAGTCTTCACCCAGGCGGGTGAGAAGGTTGGCGTCCGATTCGCCGGTCTGATCCAGCTGCAGGACCTGCTGCGCCTCGAGGTCGGGCGCGATGAGCGGGGTGAGCCCCTGGCGCGCGGCCAGGACGCGCAGCACGGCGCCCAGGGTGGTCGCGCTGTAGCTCTGGTCCCGTTTGGTCTTGAGGCCCTTGCGCAGGTCGGCGCTGCGGGCGCGGATGCTGAGCACGTCGGGGGCGCCGCTGTGCTCGGTCTCATCGACGACATAGCTGCCCTTGTCGATCAGGCCGGTGGTGGACCAGCCCAGCCAGAGGCGGATCTTGGCGCCCCGGGGCGGAATGGCCAGCAGGCCGTCGTGGTCGGACAGCACCAGGCTCAGTTGGTCGGCCTCGAGGCCGCGGTTGTCCGTCAGATCCAGGCTGATTAGCCGCGGCGCGATGAGGGCGCTGATGTCCTTGCCGTCGACCAGGATCTGGTAGCGCGCCTGGGCATAGCTGGCGCCCTGCACCAGGTCGCGGCCGAGGGAGCGCAACTGGCCGGTGGCGGTGTCGAGCAGCTCCTGGATCACAGCAGCTTCCTCAGCAGAGTGCCCATGCCGGCGAGGCCGGCGCCGAGCAGCTCGCGGCCGGTGTCATCGTCGACGCGCTTGAGGGCGATGCTGAACTCGATGCGGCGCGGAGTGCCGTCCTGGAAGAAAAGCGTCTTGGTCTCGGTGATGCTCTCGATGACCCAGAGCCCGTAGATCCTCCCGCTGCCCTCGATCAGCGGCCAGGCGCCGCCAGTACCGGCCATGTAGCGCAGTACGTCCAGGCTGCTGGGCGTGCCGGCGAGCTCAGGAGCGAGCCAGCCGGGCAGGGTGATGCTGTCGTCGCCCTTGCCCAGGAACTGGCGCGCCGGCGCAGCGCCCACACGGGAACTGCTGGCGTGACGGTAATCGGTCTGCCGCTGGAGCTCCTGGTAGGCGAGGGTGTAAAGGCTAAAGATGAAATTGCCGAGGGCCATCAACATGGTCGTCACTCCTGGTCTCTGAGGCTGCTGCGGCCGCGAGCGGCTTTCTCGGCCTGCAGGCGGGCTAACTCGGCACGCACCTGGCGGGCGATGGCCTGCGGATCCTGCGCAGGCGCAGCGTGGATGTGGATTTCATAATGGTCACCCGCTGCAGGCGCGGGCGGCGGCGCTGGCGGCAAGGCGGGACGGCTATCGAAGGCGATCGGCTCGCGCGCCGGCTGCTGCAGGGTGGCCTGGCGTACCGCTTCGATCTGCTGTTGCAGCGGCGAGGCGTCCTTGGCCAGCACCGGGACAGCGGCTGCTGCCGGCTGCAGGGTTGCCAGGCGTACCGCCTCGATCTGCTGTTGCTGGGCGGAGGGTAGCGGCTGGGCCGCAGCCATCTGCGGGGCACCGCCGAGGGCAAGCGCCGCCGTTGCCGTGGCGGCGATACGCTTGGCGGTATCGGCAATCTGGCCCAGGGGGCTGCCTTCGCCCTTGCCCATGCCGACGGCCAGGCCCTGCATGGTGTATTCGCCCAGGGCAGCGAAGACGCGGGACGGCGAGTGAATGTCCAGCTTCTCCTTGAAGAAGTTGATCGCGCTCTGGCCAGCGCCCATCACGGCATCTTTCACCGCGCCCAGGCGGCCGGTGATACCGCTGACCAGGCCGTCCATGATCATGCCGCCGAGTTCGGTGAATTTGGCCGGGAGGTCGAAGCCGAAGTAATTCAGCACGGCAGCGAAGGCCTGGTAGAAGAGCCCGACCGGCGAGAAGTCGAGGATCTTGCGGGCGATGCCGCCGATTCCGCCGCTGACGCCCGATGTGAGGCCATTGAGCAGCACGGCGCCGAGCTCGGTCAGCCGGGTGGGCAGCTCCAGGCCGAAGTAATTCAGCACGGCGGCGAAGGCGCGGTAGAACAGGCCGACCGGCGAGAAGTCCAGGATCAGGCCGGCGATTCCGGCAATACCACCGCTGGCCCTCGCTTTCATCTCCGCCCATACCCCGGCGAACCAGGGGCCGATGGTGCTCCAGTTCGCGTAGATCAGGGCGCCGGCGGCGGCCAGGCCGATGACGACGGCGCCGATGGGGTTGGCAATCGCCGCAGCGCCGATCATGCGGAGGCCAGCCGCTACCAGTGGAAAAGCGCCCTTGCCCAGCTTGAAGAGCAGACCAATCAGGTTCGGCAGACGGATGCCGACCTGGGCAAGCATGAAGCGCAGCGCGAGGAAGGGGCCGAGGACGCCAGCGACGCCCAGGGCGACGGTACCGAAGGCGATCGACACGGCCGAGAGCACTGCGGCCACCTTGACCAGGTTGCCGGCGAGGACCGGATTCTCGCGGGCCCAGGCGCCGGTTTTACCGGCCAGGTCGCCTAGCCAAGTGATGATTTCCTTGAGCTGCGGCGCGACGGCAGCGCCGAATTCAGCTTGAGCGTTGGTAAAGCTGCCGGTAGCAGACTCCCAAACGTTCTTCAGCGTGCCCAGCTGCTCGTTGACGCGCATCTGCAGGTCGGCCTGGGCCTTCATCTTGCCCTGGACTTCCTGATAGCCGGCCAGACCCTTGGACATCATGGTATTGAGCGCGGTGAGGGTCTCTGAATCGTCGCCGAAGATATCCTTGAGCACGCCCAGGCGGGTCTCGGTGTTGAGCCCCTTGAGCTTGTCCAGCTGGGCGTAGAGCTTCTCCATGCCGCCGAATTCGCCCTTGCCGTCGGTGAAGTCGAGCTTGATGCCCTTGTCCTTGAGGCCCTTGTTGGCCTTGCCGACCTTGTCGGTGTCCATGCCCATCTGGAAGATCTTGCGCAAGGCGTTGCCGGCGGCGCCGCCTTCCATGCCGGTCTGGTCGAGCTGGATCAGCAAGGGGGCGAGGGCATTGGCCGCCTCGAGGCCTTCCTTCTTGATGATGTCCAGCGCCGGGCTGATCTTGCTGAAGCCCTCGAGCATGTCGTTGGAATTGACGCCCAGGTAGAAGCCGCGCTGGATGGTGTCCATCAGCCCCATGAGGTCCTTTTCGCTGGTGCGGGTGGCGTCCTGCATCTTGGCAGCGAACTCAGCCGCCTCGGTGACCGGCATCTTGAGCTGGACGCCCAGGTAGGCCGCAGCCTCGCCCATGCCGCCGAGGATGGTCTTAGCCGTCATGCCTTGGCGCACCAGCATGGTCATCATTTCCTGGAATTCAGCGGTGGTACCGGGCAGGCGATCGCCCAGGCGCGTGGCCAGGTCGGAAATCTGCTTGAAGGATTCAGGTACCGAGCCGTCGCTCAGCATCAGCGAGGCGCGCAGCTGGGTGGCGGCGTCCTCGGCCGGGGCGAAGGCCTTGATCATGCCCAGCACCGGGCCACCGATCGCGGCGCCGGTGGCGGCCGAGCTGGCCCCGGCCATGGCGGCGTTGCCAGCGAGCTCCTGGCCACGCTTGAGCTTGTTGCGGGCGCTGGCCAGCTTCTCCTGGGTGCGATTGAGGCGCTCCAGCTTGCTCCGCTGGGTGTCGATTGCGGCATTGGCGCTGGTGAGCTGCGCCTGCAGCCGTGCCTGGGCGCCGCCGAGGTCGCGGGTATCCACGCCACTGGCGCGCATGATTGGCAGCAGGCGCTGCAGCTCGGTGCGCTGGGCGGTGTGCTTGGCCTGCAGCTTGTCGACGGCTGCGGCCGCGTTGGCGAAGGTCTTCTGGAAGGCGGCGGACGGGGCGTCCATGGCCTTGAGCTGCTCGCGGTAGGCGCGGAGCTTCTCCTGGCCCTTAGCCAGGGCCTCGGCGCTTTGGCGCACGGCTTCGCGCTGGCGCTGGTAGGCGCTGATGTCTTGCTGCTGCTGGTTCAGCTCCTTGACCCGATCCCGGGCAGCCTTGAGCGCCCGGGCGGTCGCGTTGCCGCCCCCGGCGATGCGTTTGAGGGGAGCCGTGACCTTGTCCAGGGCGGACAGGAGGACGCGGATCTGCAGGTCATTGGCCATCGGGGGCGACTCGTTTGCGGGCGCGCTCGCGCCAGTCCATCAGTTCGGCCAGACCCAGCTGGTCGAGCTGGGCTGGTTGCCAGTGGAAGGTGATGGCGAGATCCGCCATCGCTTCCTCTACGCGGACGGGGAGAGTTCCGCCCTGACCGACTTCTTGAGCAAAAAACCGGCGATCTTCCCACCGACGTCGACTAGGTCGGCCGGATCCATGGTGCGGACCTCGGCCTCGGTGAGGCTGGGGATGCTGATACGCGGGGTCACGCGCATGATCGCGGCGACGTCCAGCTGCAGCAGCTCGGCCAGGGAGACGCCACGCAGCTCGCCGGCGTTGGGCTTGCGCAGGGTGATCTGGGCGATGGTGGTCTCGCCGCGGGTGATGGGCTGATCGAGGACGACGACGTTGTCTTGGGTGGTATCGCTCATGGTGGTACTCCAGGTAATAGGCTAGGGCTGGCCGCCGCAGCGGGCCGAAGAAAGGAGGGATCAGATGCCGAGGGCGGCGCGCTGCTTGGCCAGGCGGTCTTCACCGCCGACGATCTCGACGAAGTTGAGGAGGTCGATCTCGATCACGGTCTCGCCCGCCACGATCAGCTTGTAGTAGCTGCAGGTGGTGGTGATCTTGTGCTCGGTGTCCTCGCCCGGGGTGGCTTCGCCCATCTCGATGGTCTCGTGACGGCCGCGGACCACGATCTCGACAGCGACGTCTTCGCCGGTGTCGTCCTGCTGGTAGGTGCCGGTGAAGCGCAGGGGTACGGCTGCGGCGCCCACGGCGCCGAATTGCTTTAGGGCGGTGAGGTCCAGGCCGCCCAGGGTCCACTCCAGCTGCAGGCCGTCGTCAGAGAAGCCCAGGTCGACCTTGACGGGGCCGTTCATGCCGGCGCCGCGGAAGGCTTCCATCTTGCGGCCGAGGGGCGGCAGGGTGCAGGACTTGGCGACGCCCAGGTAGGAGTAGCCGTCGTTGAAAAGCATCATGTTCTTGAGTTTGCGGGGCATGGCCATGGGGGCAGCTCTCCAGAGGGCGCCCCAGGGGGCGCCGGATGTTCAGGGTAGGGGTCAGGCGTTGACGCGGCTGGCGAAGTCGACCAGGAAGCGGTCGGTGATGCGCTGGCGCAGGGTCAGGTCTTCCAGCGGCGGGACCGGGGTGTAGTCGTAGTCCAGGAAGAGCTTGCCGGCCTTGAGCGTCTCCTTCTCGTTGGCGTCGGCGTCGTACCAGCACTCGCCGCCGAGCAGGTAGCCCTGGCGGGTCAGCTCGCGGAATTTGGCGTTGATGCCTTCGACGATGTCGCGCACCAGGCTCGGGTGCATCGGGCGGTCATTGGCCCAGAAATGCGCCTCGGCCATGGTGTCGGCCAGCACCTGGGCGGTGCGGGTGTAGTTCTCGAAGGCGAACAGCGGATCCTCGCTGGTGGTGCGCGAGCCCCAGAAGCGATAGCCGTCGTGGTTGATCAGCGTGGTCACCTCGTTGCCGTTGAGGTAGTCGCTGTCGGTCGCGGTGTTCTGCAGATCCCAGAAGACGTCCTTGCTGATGCCGGTCACGCCGTCCACGGCCACGTTGGACAGGGTCTTATGCCAGCCGGTGCTCTGGTCCAGCTGGGCGCGCAGGCCCAGGGCCCGGGCGGTAGCGTTGGCGGTCACGGTGGCGTTCTGGGCGGTGGACCAGGCCAGGAAGTCGGGCCAGTGGAGCATCAGCTCGCGGGCGCCGAACTGGTTGCGGTAGGCGACGGCCTCTTCCTTGGTCGCGCAGCCGTTGCAGCTCGCATAGACGAAGCCGCGCAGCTGCTTGGCGATGGCCACCATGGCGGTGGTGACGGCCTGGGTATCGAGCCCGGGCACGCCGAGGATGCGCGGCGTGATGCCCAGCTGGGCCTTGGCTGCGAGCAGGGCCTTCATGCCGGTATAACGGCCATTGGCGACGCCGCCGATGATGTTGCTCTGCAGCTCGGCCGCATTGGCGCCGTCTTCGACGCGGACCACGACAGTGACCGGCTTGGACTGGTCGGCGATCGCCTGCAGCGACTCGGCCAGGGTGCCCTTGGTGCCGGCTTTGCCGACAGCGCCCTGGACGTTGGTCAGTAGGACGGGGGTGTTGAGTGGGAATGCGGCGGCATCGGCATCGCTGCCGGTGCAGACCATGCCGATGACGGCGGTGGAAACGGTGGAGATGGAGCGGGTGCCCTGATTGATCTCGAGGACACGCACGCCGTGATGGTAGTCAGCCATGAGGGATTGCCTGCGCAGGTGGGTAGGTGACGCTGCACAGGCTGGCGGATCCGCGCGCGCGGGTCGCGGGGCGGGAGTTGTAGCGGAGGTCGCTACAAAATGCCGACCGCCATCAGGCGGCCGGAGTGGGCTCCTGGTCGCCCTGGGCGGAGAGGTAGCGATCGGTGGCTGCAGGACTGGGGCTGGCTGGCCAGTCGCTTTCGGCTGGGACGGCGCCGATGGTGTCTACGCGGTTGAGCAGCACCCGATAGGTCTTCCAGGACTTGAGCGCCTGGACCTCCGCGTCGCTGGCAATTTCTAGGTCCACGGCATCCTGCAGGGCGTTGACCTGAGTGCTGGCGTACTGCAGCAGCAGGGCACGCTTGCGGGTGGCCAGGTCCTTGGCCGCGGCCAGTTTCGCTGCCTCATCCAGCTGCCACTGCCCATCCGCCCATTTGTCGTAAGCCGACTCGGGTGCGGTCAGGGTGTATTCGGCTGGCAGGGCACCCAGTAGCAACCAGGTGCGCGGCTCGCCAGTGGCGGTGTGGTAGACGGTGCTACCGCGGTGGTCGGCGACCACAGTCCAGGCGCCGTCTTCGCGCACGACCGCCTGGCCCTGGCCCGCGATTGGCGGGGCATCAGTGACGCTATGCGCCGGTAGTAGCCAGACGCCCGGCTCCAGGGGGCTGGGATCGGCCTGGCAGGTGCCGAGGTATTCACCCGTGGCGGGATCGATGTTGAAAGCCTGGGGCGCGATCTGGCTGATCCACCAGGGCGCGAGGTCCTGGTCCTCGGCGTTGTCCAGCTGCAGGTCGGTATAGGGCGCTATGTTGTCGTTGGTCACGGTGCAAATCCTCAGTACTTGATACAGGCCAGCAGGGCCAAGTTGCGCGGGCGCGCCTCAGTGCCACCCGAGGCAGCAACGGTGATGGCGTGCGTGTGATCGCCGGCTACCGAGGACGGCAGCACCACGTTGTCGTTGTAGTAATTCTCGTCGCCATAGACCAGGTTCCCAGCGCCCTCAGGCGCGCGGTCGCCCTTCACCGACGTTGTGTGGCTGTGAGCGCCTGCATTCGCGGCGGTTGCCGTGTGCGAGTGGTTCAGGTTCTGGCTGGCTTGGTTGCTATTGATCATTCGGCCGCCGTCGACGCCACGTCCGTCGTCCCAGCCGCGCAGAAATTCGCCGCGCAGATCGGGCAGGGCAAATGTGGTCGATCCGTCCCCGGGCCCGAAGGCGGTGCCGATCGCCGCAAAAAGGGCCGCGTAGGTCGTGCGGCTGACCAGTGCGCCGTTGGCTTTGAGGTAACCGCCCGGCGCCGCGCTCATCGGGAAGAAGTCGATAGCACCGACCCGATCGCCGATCTCATTGCCGACCCAGCGAGTGGATGCCGCGTTGTTGCTACGGTCGCCGGAGATAACGGTCAGCGTCTCCAGGCCCGCGGACATGGCCACTCTTCCGGTGGACAGGTTCACGGCGAAGGGCCGCAGGCTGTTCCAGGCGCCGTAGGCATCGCCCTTGTTGGTCAGCAGCAGGTACAGCGCAGTCCCATCATTACGCCAGAAGGTGCCGTAATCGCTGCCGCACTGACGCCAGGCGTTCGAGTTGGTCGACTGAACCTCGCCGTTGAAGCGCTTGAGGCCGTTGATGCCTTGGTCGCCTTCGCTGGTGAGGATCTGGCCGGTACGGCCTGCTGGCAGCGAAGCGCCGCCCAGCTGGACCTCGCCTGCGGTGGAGATGCCGAGCCAGCCGACCCGGCGATCCTTGGCGGTATCACCAGGCGGCGTGTAGTAGAAACGTATTCCCCAGCCGCCGGCGTTGTCCTGGACCGCTTGGTAGGACGCCACGATATAGCCGCCGCTGTTGGCCACTTCCAGGGCAACGTGGCCGGTGGGCTCCTGGTTCTGCAGGTAAACGCTTTTCCAGCCGTTCGCCGGCGACTTGCCTGCTATCCAGTGGCTGACCTCGCCTGCGAGATCAGCAAATCGGCCACCTGTCGCCACCTTGGCCAACTGGTCAACGAAGACGTTCTCCCGCCAGGGGTACCAGTTGCCGTCGTGCCGCACGCGAACGAACGTCCGGCCGCGGCCGCCGGCGCTGCCGAAGATCTCGGTGGCGTACTGCGTTAGTCGGGCATAGGCGCCGCCCAGACCATGGGTGAAGACCTCGAACGCGACCTGGGTGGCATCGGCCGCGCCGGTCACCGGCCAGTTGTAGGTGGCGGCATTCGACGCGGCGCCTTCGCAGCGCATCAGCCCGCCAACGGGCGCGGCGTTGAGGTTGGTGGTGTTGCCTTGTACCGCCTCATAGCCCGCCAAGCCGTAGGCGGCCAACAAGGCCTGGACGAAGGCGGTCGTTGCGATCTGAGTGGTGTTGGTGGTTACGCCTGCCGTGGGCGCCTTGGGCGTACCGGTCAGCGTAGGCGACTCGCTGTTGGCCTTGAGCCCCAGCGCCGTGGCCATATCGGTGGCGTAGTTCGGGTTGTTGCCCAGGGCGGCCGCCAGCTCGTTGAGCTGGTTGAGCGCTTCCGGCGAGCCGTTGACCAGGGCGGCGATCGCAGCCTGGACGAAGGCGGTGGTGGCGATGCTGGTGTCATTGTCGCCGGCGGCCGGGGTTGGCGCGCGCGGATCTCCGGTCAGCTGCGGCGAGTTGAGCGGCGCCTTGCTGTCGTCGGTGATAGCGATGTTCGCCGTGCCGTCGAAGAGCACGCCGTTGATGGTGCGCGCGGTGGCCAGCTTGGTGGCGCTCGGTGCTTGGCCAGATCCGTTGCCGGTGCCGCCGTTGGCGACGGGCAGGAAGGTGGTGGCGGCGGTGGCGCGCCCTTTCTTGTCGAGCGTGACGCCGCCATAGGTTCCTGCGGCGACGCCGGTGTCAGCCAGGGTCACGGTCAGGGACAGATCAGCGCCGCCGTCGAAGGTCCCGGTGGCGGTGGCGTCGCCGGTAAGCTTGACCGCGCGTGCGGTTGCCAGCTTGGCCGCCAGAGCGACGCTGCGCGTGCCCTGGAGGAGCGAATCCACCAGGCCTTTGAGGTACTTGGTGCGGTTGGCCAGCTGCTGGCCCTGGCGGTTGGAGAGCCCATCGGGGCCGCCGACTACCGGATCGGTTTTCTCGATCTGGTAGACGCCATCCTCCCACTGCTCTTTTTCGGTGAGGTTCGTCATCAAGCGACTCCGTAGGTAAAGGTCCCGTCGTAACGGAAGGTGCCGCTGTGATCGTTGAGCGCAGCGGTGAAGTTGAGGGCAATGAGCTCGCAGCGCGCCGGCGCGACGTCGGCGAGGGTTTGGCGGATCCGCGCGGCCTGAGCCACGCTGATGGGCTGGGTGACGTACACGCTGTACTTGGCCCAGTGCTCGTCATGGCCATAGAAGCGGTCGCCGTTGTAGGTGCGGCTGGCGTCGTAGAGGCCGCCCGTGGCGCCCTCGATGAGGGTGAAGGCCTCGGAGCCGAGCAGGTTGGTCAGGGCGCGGCGGACGGCGCCGCGGGTGCCCTTGTGCCGGTGGACGGTGACGGAATCCGCGATGATCTGGCGCTTGGCGTCCTCGCCCCAGTTGACGTCCCAGTCATCCACCGAAACCGCCCAGGCCAGCCAGGGCAGCACTGCGGCCGGGCACTTCCAGGGATTCCACAGATCGCGGATCGGGACTGGCAGCGCATCGAGGCCGGCGCCGCTGGCGGCGATCGCGCGCTCAATCGGCAGGCTGTTGGGTGGCAGCAGGACGTTACTCATCGGTGCCGCCCTGGATCAGGGTTATGCCGGTGCAGTAGGCGGCCTGGTGCTGGGCGACCTCGAGGTCGGTCGCCGGGCTGGTCAGGATGACGTTCTGCACGCCGCTCTGATGCAGCGCGGCGAACAGGCCCGAGCGGGAGACGTCCTGGCCCATGGCGTGGCGCTCGGCCACGTAGGCCTTCGCCTTGGCCAGGGCCGCGGCTTGCACGACGGCCATATCCGGGCCGCTGTAGAAGACCAGAGTGGCCGCTACCTGGTAGGGCAGGATCTCGGCGGCGACCACTTCGACGGTATCGCAGAGCGGCCGGACGTCTTCGTCGTTGAGTGCTGCGGTCACGGTGGCCAGCAGCGCGGCGCTCGGCGTGCCGTCGCCTTCGGTGCTCAGGACCACGACCCGCACGGTGCCCTGGATGGGACGCAGGATGGCCACGTCCTTGACCTTGGCCGAGGCGGACAGCGCGTGATAGCGGTAGGCGTTGCGCGGGCCGGCGGTGGTGAAGCCTTCCAGGGCGAGCTGGGTCCGGTACCGCAGGCGATCGTCCGTCTCATAGACGGCAGGGATGGCCGGGGTGACGCTGGTGTCGGCCGGCGTCACCAGCAGGCGCTGGACGCCGTACCAGGCAGCGACGTTCTCCAGGTCCGCACCGGTGGCGTAGGCCAGCATCACCGCCTTGGCGCCGTCGTTGATGCGCTGGCGGAGGATGAGCTCGCGGTAGGTGTTCTCCTGGAGCAGCTTGTTCAGCGGCTGCGACTCCAGCTCCAGGCGCGCGGCGATGTTGGCCTGCTCGGCGGCCGGGTACAGGCTGACCAGGCGGGCCTTGCGGGCGGCCAGCAGGGTCTCGAAGTCCAGGGACTCGACGACGTCGGGCAGCGGCAGGAGGGAAAGGTCGATCATGCGAGGCCTCCAAAGACCAGGGGGGCGCGCAGGCTGACGGCGGCGTTGGTGACGGTGCTGTAGCCCTCCAGGTCGACGAAGGCCTGGCCCGGGGCGTCGCCCAGGGTGAGCGCGATGCGGGTGAGGTTGAGCCGCGGCTCCCAGCGCATGAGGGCGATCACGGCCACGGCCTTGGCCTGCAGGGCCGTGGCATCGTTGAACGGCTGATCGATCAGGCCGAACAGGTCGCAGCCATAGTGGCGGCGCATCATGCGGGTGCCGATCGGCGTGGTAAGGATGTCGCCGACCGACTGCTGGAGCTCCTCCAGCTCGGTGACGGCCAGGCCCGTTTCGCGGCTCATCATGGCGTGGGCGCTCCGGTCTTGGCGTTGCCGACCTGGACGCCGCTATGCGGGTGCTTGACCAGGCTGATGCCGGCGGCGACGACGTCGCGGGTCACGGTCACCAGGCCGTCGATGTCCACGTCGCCCTGCAGCTTGAAACCACCCGGGGCGACGATCTCGACCCGGCCGCCGGCGGGCAGGGTGGCCAGCAGCTGGTGGGCTTCGCTGTCGTACTCGACGACGGCGCCGTCCGGGTAGGTGCGGCGGTGCAGGCCGGCGCGATCGCCGTTGGCAGGGATGAGGGCGCTGAACAGGCCGGTGATGACGATGCCCTGGGCGGTCTGGCCGCTGGGGCTCAGGACAAGGACCTGCTCGCCCACGGTGGGCGGATCCCAGTCGCGGGTGGTGCCGGCGCGCAGGGCGGCCCAGGGCATCCAGCCGGTCAGCAGGGCACCACTCTGAACCCGAACCCGGGCAGGGCGCTTGTCTTGGAGACTGCCATGGTCGACCTCGGCAACAGTGCCGAGGCGGATCAGGTTCTCGATGAGGCGGGAAAGGGCGGCGATATCGGTCATGCCGCGGAGGATGGCGGCCGCGCGCGCAAGACGCAGCCGGCGCAAGTTGTACCAGCACGTGCTACAACTTCAGCCTGGCCTGACGTCTCGGTGAGACACCGCTAAAAGTATCAATGCATATAGGCCATTTGCATTGATCAGTGAAATGGAATAGCTATGTCGGAACAGTCGCAAGATGTTGGGAAATCCAAACGTAATATCTGGGATTGGAGCGCTATCATTGCGGTTCTAGGGGCTGTAGGTACAGTCTCGATGTACCTTGTGGCAAGGTCCTATCATGATGGGTATTTGAAAGGCCTTGGCTTATCCTCTTCGATGTTTCCCATATCGACCGGTGATGTAAGTGTTTTGGCTACTGTTGCAATATTTAAGTCAATAATGTTTGTCTTCAATGAGGTTTTCGGGGCAGGGATTCGAGGCTGGGCTAAAGCTATTGCTGTAGTGGCTGGCATCATCGTAGGGTGGGGTGCACTGAATTTCTTAGAGAATAGAGCTGGCAAAGGCGCAAAGCAGGTCTCAGGTAGATTGAAGAAAATAGTTGGCTGGCTGGTACACCCGGCAGCGCTTCATTGGACCAAGCCAGCTTTAGGCGCCGTAGCTGTTTTCTATCTTATACTTTGCTCCCTCCTTAGCGTGGCTGTTGTGATTTTTTCGCTCATTTGGCCTTTTTTTACAGTGGGAAAAGACTTTGCTCTGGAAGAGCTTCGTATGGGGTTTCGCGACTCTCCTTTAGTAACACTTAAGAACCCTGAAGGCGCTAACGAAAATTTTAGGCTTATACAGTGCTCTGTCCAGTTTTGTGCTTTTTATTCGGAGGGGAAGGTGGTTGCAGCTCCCATGTCTGATATGAAGTGGGTTGTTTCAAAACCACCTAAAAGCAGTTGAAGCGGCAATGTCAACGCTTTGTGATATGGACGGCAAAGCGTTTAGGTTCTAATAGAGACGCGCCGTGCTTCACGTCATGTCGAAGGCCGGAGTTGCGTCCTAGATTGGGAAGCGCTTTTGAAATTCCCTTTCCTGCTGATGTAAAA